GAGATTCCTATCAAAAGCGAGGGTGTCTTTTTTGGTATCACAAAATCTCAATTCCTGACACCACTATTTATAAGTAGTGCTTCGCTCTATATAAGCAGCGTTGCTATGTCAAAATAACCGTATTCAGTTTTTGTTCAGAGCATTTCTTTGAATGGTTCTCCAAACTTTCTTTATGGCATTGTGGTCAAAATTGTGGTCAAAACCAAATGAGGTCAGCCCACAAACAAAAAAATCCAACGATTTCTAACCTGAAATCGTTGGATTTAAATGGTCCACCTGACGCATTCTCACTCGAACAATTTTTCCATTTACGCCACCCCCAATTCTTTCTACATACTTCTTTCAAATCTTACTTTTTCTCGTACATAGTATCCGCTGCATTATACAGCATCTCCAAAAACTGTCCCGCCGTTGGCCGATGATCCAGCGGGTATCCCGCCAACACCTGCACTTTTTCCAGGTCAGTTTTCCATGCCAGCTTTGCCGTCCTGCGAACAGCACTCTCAACAGCCCTCCAAGCATAACCAGAAGCTTCCGCCACAGGCAGATAAACTTCCTTTTCTACGTCTTCATCTTCTGCGTGCGCAAGGAGTGCGCAAATTTTCAAAAAACTTTGAAGATCCTCTTTACATCTGCAAGCAGATGTGCTATAATAAAATCACGGAAAACAATACAACACACAACATCATGGAGGTACAAAATTATGAGAAACGCTATTGAGATCGCCGCTGACATCCGCAACGCCGCCGAGTGGGATAACGACCTGTGCGCGGAGCTGTGTAAGGCCGCCGGTATGGAAAATGAGTGGAACGCCGCGGACGGCGAGACTTTTGAATCCGTCGTCAATGCCGCAGCCGAAAAACTGGGCGTGAAGATCTACTAATGACGCAGGCCCCCATCTGGGGGCCATTTTTGTAAGGAGAATCACATGGAAAAGTTTGACCAGCAGAAGTACAAGAACGCATTCAACCGCGAAAAATATGAAAACATTGTCGTCAGGGTTCCCGCCGGAAGCCGTGCTTCTATCAACGTGCAGGCCCGAGAAAGAGGGTTTTCCAGCACGAACGCCTACATTCTGTATCTGATCCAGAGAGATTCAAAAAATATCTGAGATTTTCTTTGCATCTGCTTGCAGATGTGCTATAATAAAATCACGGAAAACAATACAACACACAACATCATGGAGGTCCAAAGTTATGAAGCTTTCTCAGAACATGCTCAAGAAAATCTGGAATGCACGCGACGTGGTCAGCGGTATGGACGGTTTGGTCTTTGGAACGAAGTACAACTACCGTGCCCTGAAGTGGAATCGGGACGGGGACATGCAGGTTTGCAAATACGAAGGCAACGACGATCTTGAAATTGCCTGGTTTAATGTCAAAGATCTCATTGATGACTTTGACGCAAAGTACGAAGCCGAACAGAAAGCGCTGTCAGAGCTCAGAGAAGATATCGAGAGAGACGGTGCCCGGCTCTTAGCGTTTGATCCTGATGAAGATTAAATAAAAGAAGCCCCCAGGTGACGCGCGAACGCCGCCCGGGGGCTTTTACGAAAAACATACCTCACACACTTAGAGGTATGGAAAAAGTATATCACGACAAGATGTTTTTGTCCAGAGAGGAGTAAGCATGGAAAAGATATACCCACCTCTTGCCATTCTGAAGGAGATCACAAGGGTCATGCCAAAGGTCTGGCAGATCATTGACGTGTCCCGGCCCATAGGCGTACAAAATTCAGGGTGCCCAGACAGATGCTTCGCTCCCATCGAGACAGCCACAGCAGCAAGCATTTTCTGCCAGGAAAGCGCCGCCAAAAAAAAGTGTGCAGATATCGACATCCCGCAGCCCAGATTGACGCTTGCCCTCGCCCAGTGGCGAAAGGATAAAGAGGTCTTTGTGGTAGACCCAGACCTTACCGCCGTGCTTTATGCGCAGGATGATATGGACATTCCGGCAGCCGCCTTTGACTATCTGCCTTACAGCTGCTTCTATGTAGAGAGCCCCGGCCTTGATGTGTACCTGACCGGAATTCATGGCTTTTTCTTTTATCTGGGATGGGACACGAAAGAGCAAAAAGTTCTTCTGAGCTTTGTCTTTCTCGGGGAAAGCGGCGGATGCTATCCCTTTGACCTTCCACTTGATGGAGAAAGCCTTGACGTGTGCTTTGATGCCGCTGTCAAGAAGCGGGCACAGAGCGGAAACGCCCACCTTGCCACGGTGGCGCGGCAGGAGAAAAAGCAAAAAGATGCTGTCATCTCTCTTTTGCGCTGTGCCTTGCAGGTGGTGCTGTATCTATGCGCATCCAACGCCGAGATCGTCCCCGATCCAGAGCAAAATACCATCACAAAGCACAGCCGCACCGTCAAAGACCGGTATGCAGAGATCAGGAAGTGGGATGTCGGTATGCGTGTAGGCGCATCGCTCCGTGAGCAATCCAGGCGCGCCGCCGATGAGGATGCCCCGGCCCGCACTGGCAGCCACCAGCAGAAGCGGCCGCACATGCGCCGTGGGCACTGGCACCACTTCTGGACAGGCTCGAAGTCTGAACCGGATAAAAGAAAGCTGGTACTGAAATGGCTTTCTCCGATTTTTGTTGGTGCTGGAGACGTAGAGACACCTGTGGTGATGCATAAAGTGAAGGAAGTGTAAGAGATGCCGCCGAAGAAAAATCACATTGGGGAAAAACACGGGACGCTTGAAGTCATCGCAGAGGCCCCATCAAGAAAAAGTAAGTCCGGAAACTTGCTAACCTGCTGGAAAGTGCGATGTTCTCATTGCGGATGCGAAAAAATTATGCTTTGGGGAAGCATCCGGAACGCAAAATCGTGCGGGTGCATCAAAGTGACAGATGTGCCAAAGGAATGCACCTGTAAAAGGTGCGGAAAATCTTTTACCGGAAATATGTTTACCGCTTACTGTCAAGAGTGCAAAGAGGTCATAAAAGAGTTGCACGGCGTAAAAGGGAATTCGTGTTTTTCTTTTGAAGCAGTATGTATTGACTGCGGCGCGCATTTTGTTGCAGGCTCAAAAAAAGCTCTCCGATGCCCTGAGTGTAGAAAAAAGGCCAAAAGAGAAAGCAATCGTCTTTGTGCTCAGAGACGAAAAAACGGGACGGCAAGAAGGCTTGGAGAAGTATACTCGTGTGCTGACTGTGGGAAGCCTTTTATCTTAAAAAATGGATTTCAAAAGTACTGCCCAGACTGTGAGCCGAAGCACGCCATACAATCGTGGAAAGAGTATAAGGAAAAATACGCAAAAAAGTAAAAATCCCCGGTGCTCTATCCATGCGGAGCACCGGGGCTGTTGCTATGTACTCTTACTTGATTTTTCCCTGCATCTGATCCAGCAGCTCATCTGCGTGGATGGCCTCGGGAGTAAAGCTGTTGTTCTCCCACCATGCCCAGATGGCGGCAGCGGTGGTCAGGCCAGCGGTCACCCACTGCTCTACGCTGGCGCTGTCGATGGGCAGCGGGCTTTTGCCTGCTGCACTCAGCAGCTGGTTGACGAGGGCCAGTGCCAGCACAACAGTGCGGGCAATGGTTGCGGCGGGGATTTTTCGGTTCATCATAGGTCAGTCCTCCTGTTTGATGGGTAATGCCTTGGCGCGGTTGTACAGCTCTGTGCCGGTGCCGTTGCCGCCCAGTGCGTGATAGCTTTTGTAAAGGTATTCGAGGTTTTTCAGGCCACCAGTGTCAATGCTGCCCTGCTTGATGTAATACTGACACGCCTGATAGATACGATCATGCAGGATGGCCAGCACGCCGTCCAGCAGAGCCTTGTACTTGATGACCACCGCGATGACGGCGGTGCCCAGCAGACCGAAAGCCCACTCTGCCCAATATTGGGCGATCCATTGCCACATCGGTCTCACACCTCCATTACCGGAATACCGTATTCCTCGGCGCACTGCCGCTCAATGCGACAGCCGCGTGCGTACTCCCAGCCCGGGGCGAAAACCGCCACGTCAGCCTTAGCCAGAAACTCGATGCTGCGTGCCAGATAATCCAGCGGCTTCGCATCGGGGCCAAAGTCCTCAAAGAACGTTTCCAGAGGAACCGCATCGTCACCAAACACGGCCTTTGCCTTTCCGATCACTGCGGCACGCTCCTGCAGCACCTGCTCGTCCGATAGGCCGTTCATAGGCTGGCTGATAAAAAACTTCTTGCTCATCACTTATGCTCCTCTCACTTTCGTCAGCCCGGCCCGCTGGATGATGGCGGCGTAGTCCTTATACGCATGGCTCAGGTCTACCGGGCCGCTCACGCCGGGGATCTTGCCGCTGCTTGTGTACTGCCACATGCCGTGGCGGCGGGCGGGGCGCTTGCCGCGGTAATCGGCCAGCCAGAGGTCATACGGGGCCAGCGGCTGGGCGGCCAGGGCGGTATCCGCGAAATTGGTGTAGGTGTACACCATTGCATACAGCCCCCACGCTTCGAGTTGGGCAGCGGCTTCGGCCACCAGGGCCGAAAGCTTTGCGGGGGCCAGGGAGCGCAGGCGGGGGTCCTCCACATCGATGGCAAGGGGCAGCTGGAACGTTTTGCCCCGGAGAGCTGTTTTGAGGGCGGCCAGCTCCTCCCCCGTCTGCCGCTGCGTGACCGCACAGGTGTAGTAATAGCCGCCCACGGGCAGGCCCAGCCGGGCACACTCGGCGTAGTTGCGGGCGAAATAGGGGTCAAGGTAGGGCTTGCCGTTCTTGTTGCCCATGGCCCGGATCATCACGCCGTCGATTTTGCCGCTGCGTTTCACCGCGTCCCAGTCGATGCTCCCCTGCCAGCGGGAGACATCCATAATTTCAGCCATAGCGTCCTCCTTACTGCGTGATTTCCTCAAAGCCGCTCTTGATAAGAATTGCCTTGACCTTCTCCTTCAGCAAGCGGGGGCAGCGCTCATACAGAGCTTTTGCCTCTTCCACGGTCTCAGCAGACATAATTTCCTGTGCCCATAACATAGCCATCATAAGTACCATCCTTTCAATTTTTTGTGTGATTTTACGCATAGACAGTCTCGCTCATCTCAAGCAGACACTGTTTCAGCATCTCGTTTTCCTTTTGCAAAGCAGCCAGTGTTTCAGACAGCTGCGCCATCTGGGTCTGGGCGCTCTCCACCGTAGCAAGTCGCTCCTCCAGTGTAGGGGTCGGCTTCGGTGCATCGGCAGGGTCTGGCTGCGTGCCTGCCTCCACCACAACGTAAGCCTCCGGCTGGTCGTCCATGCTCCACAGAGCCTCGCCAACGGCAGCCGCTGCATTGTGGGCGTTGATGGCATCCACAACGGCAGAATAGGCATCACATTCTTCCTGCGTGATAACCGGCTTCGGGATTTTTGCTCCGGGTTTGATCTCCATTTGCGTTCACCTCACATCCAACGACCAAATGCAATCCAATGGACTTTTACATTTCCACCAGAGGTGTTAATACGCATGCCGGTTGTACTAACGTCTTCCAAACCAAAATTATAGTTATTAGGATACTGAACATCCAGTGACCCAACAGGTGTATAATTTGTATTAGCAAAAGACACAGGAAAACTCACCATCCCACTGTAATTGGTTCCCCAGCATATCTGCGTACCATCTGAAAATCTTACCCAATTACTGCCGCTGGCCGCTACCGCTGAAGCACCCGCCGGGCCTTGCGGCCCTTGCGGCCCCCGTGGGCCGGTAGCGCCTGTTGCCCCGGTGGGCCCTTGCCGCCCCTGCGGGCCGGTGGCTCCGGTGGCACCCTCGGGGCCCTGCGCACCGGTATCTCCTTTGTCGCCCTTTGCGCCTTTCAGGCTGGCGATCCAGTCCTCTTCGCTGCCGGTGAACCCCAGCTGAACAGCCAGTGCATAGGCCGACTGACCATCAAAGGTTCCGGCTTCCTTGGCCTGCTTCACGGCATCGGTGGCCGCATTGGCCGCGTTGGTACTGGCTTTCTCTGCCCGGTCAGCATCGTTCTTTGCCGCCCCCGCACTGGTGGATGCCTCACCGGCCTTGGTGACGGCGGTGGAAGCACTCCCCGCAGCGGCGGTGGCCTGCTGGGTGGCAGTGTTTGCCGCAGCGGTGGCCGTTTTGGTGGAGGCCGCCACGTCGTTCAGGGCCGTGGTGCGGGCCCGTGCGATGTCCTGCAAGGCGGCGGTGTGCTCCGTCTCCGTGTCCTGCAGGGCCTGCTTGGCGGCGGTCTCACTGGTCTTGGCGCGCTCCTCGCTGGCGGCGGACTTGGTCTCGCTGCTCTTGGCTGCCTCCGCGCTGTCCTTGGCGGCGGCAGCACTGTTGCTGGCGTTCTCCTCCAGCGTGGCGATGCGCTCCTTGGCAGCGGCCAGCAGCTCGTCGGTGGGGATGCCGGTCACACCGTCCCGCACGAGGCCGCAGAGCGCCTCGTCCAGCCGGGTGTCAGTGATCTGGCCCGTAGAGATGCTGGTGGAGCCTGCCGGGCGGGTGATCTCGGCAAGGCAGAGGTCGTAGATCAGCTCGGTGCGGGAGACGGCGGGGGCCGTGGGTGTGCTGGATGCCGTGCCCTGCAACACCTGCAGGCTGGCGGCTCTGGCACCGGCATCATAGCGCATGACGATGCGGTCGATGCGGGGGAGAGACGGGTCGGCCAGCGGCATGGTCAGGGTGTCGGCCTCCCGCTTGGTGATGGAGTAGCCGGTGAATCGGCTGGGGTGCACCCAGCCACGGCCCGCCCCCACGGTGACCTTCAGCCCACCTGCGGCTGTCACCGGGAAGTCCTCAGCTCCGCTAAACACACCCGAGGTGAGGCCCGCAAGGTAGGCCGCCACGTCTGCGGCATCGAAGTCGTAGCCGTTGGCGGGATATAAAACGATTTTGCTCAAAAGATCATCTCCTTAGCTTGCGCCAGACCGGCGTGCCTAGCCGCACGGTGCGGGTGGTGCTGTCGCTCTGGCTTTGGGTGATGACATCGGCCACCCGGACGGTGGCCTTGTAGCCCAGCTCCGGGATGGTGCAAAAGGCCACGTCACCAGGGGAGAGCCCCTCGGCATCAATGGTCAACTCAATGGAGCCGGTACGGAGCTGTTCCAGCAGCTTGTTGGTGCCTCGGGCCATGAGCCGCTCGAGGTAGGCTTGGCTCTTGCTGGTCTCGCCCTTTTCCTCGTCCGGCTGCACGTCCCGGGCATCCACATACAGCTCCCGCCGGTCGGCACCGGTGGCATCGGTCAAGCCCACGGTGACGGTGGCCCGGGCCTCGCCCTCGCCAGCGCCCTGCACGATGGCAACGTTGGCGTAGTCGCTGTCGCCAAAGGCCCACGCAGCCTGCTGCAGGTTGCCCCACTTTGTGCTGAACCTGTTGTTTGGGTCAGCGGTGGGCCGGTAGACCTCGAACAGCAGCTTCTTGTCTGCGTTTTTGCCTGCCAGCCGCACCCGGAAGCCCAGATCACAAGCCGCGCCGATGGTCATCAGGTAGTCCATGATACTGCCGCCGGAGGTCTGTGCAGTGTAGGTGGTGTCAAAGCCCACAAGCGTGCCCAGCTCTAGCTTTGGCCATGGCTGCATTGCGCTGACCAGCCTGCGCATGGCGGCTTCGGCGTTCTCGTTCTTCACGATGGCGGTACCGGCTCGCTTTGTGAAGATCCACGTCCCCGGGAAGCCGGTGACCAACAGATTGCTGTCGGTGTTCTCGTTGCTCCGGTGGCAGATGCGCATGGGCACATCGCTGTCATTGCGGCGCAGCCAGCGGCCCTCCCGGAGCAGGGACAGGTTCTCCTCGGTGGGGCGCACCTCCAACGTGAACTCGCCCTCGGTGTTGTAGGGCTCGTCCCAGTAAAGGCTTACCCACACCTCCACCCGGCCCAGCCGGGCGAGGGTCAGTTCATCCAAAACATCCAGTGTCACGAGATCACCTCCGGCAGAATACCGCTCACCATGGGATAAAAGCGCACCGTCACCTGCAGGCTGGTCTCGCCGCTGTCGGCGGTGGCCTTGAGCAAGTTGTCCCCCGGAGCCAGCTCCAGCAGGTCAGAATCTTCATCCAGCAAAGAAAAGATGTTCTCCTCCGTGCCATCCTCTGTCCGCTTGACTGCCAGCTTGTCGGTGGTGGTGCGGTAGATCTCGATGACCTGCCCGGGGGTCAGGGTGGTCAGGATGCGGATGCTCTGGCCCGTGACGATGTTCAGCACGCACGGGTTGACCACAGCGCCATCGCTCTTGAGGGTGGCCGTGAAGGGCACCGCCAGCGCCCCGGGGTTGACCGCGTTCAGCCAGCCAACGGAGGTGCGCACGCCGAACCGATGGGGCTTGGAGTAATTCACCGGCAGCCTGAACGATGGCACAAAGCCGTTGATGCAGAAGCTCTGAGCCTGCAAGTTGTACCAGAAGGGCTTGGGGCAGAAGAGCATGAAATCCAGCACCGGGTAGGGGTGGATGCTCTTCGTGTAGGGGGTCTTGGAAAGCACAAAACGGCAGAAGAATTTATCCACAAGATACATTGTGCCGCTGGTGAAATAGGGCAGCTTTTCCAGCAGTAATTCCGCATCCGCATCGCCGTGGGAGCTGTGGCAGTGGATGATGAGCTCACGGCTCACCCCGGCCACGCTCTGGCGCTCCACGCTCACGCCCACCTGGTTCACGCCCTGTGCGGTCTGCACGTCCACGTCTACGCCATTGATGGGGTCGAGGGAGTAGGGCGTGCCGTAAGCCCACCCGATGTCGAGAGTGGCCCCGGCATCCGTGACCAGCTGCAAATGGTCTTTTCTGAATGGCATTGTGGAGCCCTCCTTTCATCGTTTCTGGGCCTTGGCCCGGTCGGCTTCCCAGCGTGCTTCCCGCTGGAGATCTGCCGCCGTCTGGGCCTTGGAGTAGATATTTTGGATGATGTTGGTGTCGCCCTCCCGGTGGTACTGGTTGGCGGCTGCGGCCACCTGTGCCGTGCCGGAAGCGGCCACAGACCGGCTGATGGCCATGTTGTCAGACAGCACCAGAGAATTGGCCTGCCGCACCATCTCGGCCAGCTTGCTGTTTGCGGCCAGCAGGACCTCGGTGTTGGCCTCCACAGCGTCGGTCAGGTCTTTGTCCGGGGTGGGGGCCGTCGGTGTGGTGGAGCCGGTGTTTGTGCCTGTGGTGGTCTTGGTGATGTCATCCAGACTGCGCTCCACCTTGGTCTGGATGCCGTCCACATAGGTGGTCACGGTCTTGTAGGAGCGCTCCACGCCGTCCACCAGTTTGGTACCTGCCTCGGTGACGGTCTTGGTCACCCGCTGGGTGATCTTGCCGGTCTCATCCTGCAGCTTCTCGGTGAGCACCTTGGTGGTCACGGTGCTGCCGTCGGCATTGGTGGTCTTGCTGGTGTCGGTCATGCTCTCGATGACCTTCTGAGAGCTGGCGGAGGTGCCGGAGGTGCCGGAGCTGCTGGGGTTGTTGATGGCCTCCTGCTGTTTCTTCCGCGCCTCCTGCCGGGCCTTGCGGTCGGCGGCAATTTGGTTGGCAAAGTTCCAGGCTGGATTGCTGATGTAATCCACATGGTCGCCCCAGAGCCACGCCACGGAGTTATACAGGCCGATGAGGCCGTTGATGAGGATGACAAAGCCCTCGATGCCCGCCGCCACGATGCGCATCAGGCCCTCGAAGATGTAGCTCATAAAGTCCTCAACGCCCGCCCAGACATTCTGGAAAGCGTTGGCCACATCCGCGTTTTTGCCGGAAAAGCTCAACAGGGCACCCACCAACATCCCGATGAGGGAGATGACGAAGAGGATGGGGTTTGCGTCCATGGCGGTGTTCAGGGCGATCTGGCTCGTGGTTGCGCTGGCTGCGGCGGGCACGAACTGCGCCACCAGACCCATGGCCATTTGGCTCAGGTTCCCGAACACGCCGGAAAGGGCGCTGCCCAGCTGGTTCAGGGCCCCCATGGCTACGGCCTGAATCTGGGTCTGCTGCTCCTTGGTGCAGGCCTGCCAGAAGTAGCTGGCCGCCCACAGACCCAGGCTCTCGAGGTCGCCATCCTTGAGGGCCGTTGCCAGCGTCTCGATGGCCCCCAGCGCATCCGTCTGGATGTCAGCCTGGATCTGCGCCCATCCCTCGTCCAGCTTGGTGCGGAACTGCTCCGTGATGGTAGCTCCTACGGTAGCAAAATCCGGCCCGTAGGTGGAGAGGGTCTGGGCAATGTTCTGGATGGCCTGCTCTGCCGCCGGTACACCGGTGTTGATGCCGTTGACAAGGCCCTGCGTGACGTTCTCGCCGATCTCGGTGAACACCTTCGAGGGCGAGTGGATGCCCAGCACGTTCTTGACGGTGCTCACCATGCCGTTGACTTTGCCCTTGACTGTGGACACCAGCGTGTCCCACATCCCGGTGATGCCGTTCAGCAGGCCGGTGACGATGTTCTCGCCGATGTGGCCCCACTCATCCATACTGCCGTCCCACACGCCGGTGAGCTTGGCGATGCAGGCAATGGCGGCTTCGCCCAGGTTCTCGATGCTGCGGAGAATGCCGTCTACCAGAGTGGTCAGCAGGGCCGCGCCACAGTTCAGCAGATCTGGCAGATGGGAGATCAGTGCGGCAGAGAACTTGGCAATCAACTCCGCCGCTGCTGTGATCAGCTGGGGCAGGTTGTCGGTGATGCCGATGATGAGCTGTTTCAGCAGCTGGATGCCGGCATCGAAGATCTCGTCCTGATGGTCAGCCAGATACTGCACCAGCTTGGTGATGACCTGCGTTGCTGCCGATGCCAGTCCGGGGATCATCTGAACAACACCTGCGGTCAGGTCTTCCAGAATTCCGCTGGCTGCGTCCAGCATGGCCGCCGGGCCGCTCTCATTCAGAGCGCTCGTCAGGGTATTCAGGCAATCGGTGCCCCAGTTGGCGGCTTCCATCAGGCCCGGCTCCATGGCCTCGAACAGGTCAATACTCAGGTTCTCTGCCGTTGTCTGGAGGCTTTCCATGCTGTGCTGGAAGGTGTCAGTCATGGTCTGGTAGGCGGTGTCGGTCGCTCCGGCACTGTCCACCATCTGGGCCAGCACGCCGTTGAATTTGTCCGCGCCGCCAGATGCCAGCGAAAGAGCGCCGGTTCCGGCCTCCACGCTGGACCATAGCCCGGCAAAGGCGGTGCTGTCACCACCCACGCTGTCATACAGCACTTGCAGCACATCGCCCAGGCTCTTGCCGTCAGCACTCAGCTGGGCAAAGCTCTTGCCGGTCTGCTGCTGTAAAATCTTGCCGACGCTGGACCCGGTGTCGCCCAGCTCGTTCAGCATGGATTTTGTGTAAGTTGTCGCCTCGGCAGTGGCGATACCGTTGGCGGTCATCACGGCCAGACCACTGGACAGGTTTTCTACGCTGACATTGTAAGCAGCAGCCAGCGGGATGACACGGCCCATGCTGGACGAAAGTTCGTCTACGCTGGTCTTGCCAAGGTTCTGCGTGGTCAGCAGCACATCCGAAACGTGGGTCGCCTGGTCGGCGCTCAAGCCGTAGGCGTTCAGGGTAGTGGTCAGGATATCCACGGCGGAGGTCGTGGAGGTAAAACCGGCGGTTGCTAGTTTCGCTGCCTGGCCTGCAAATTCCACAGCGTTGGCCGTGTCCTGCCCGGCGCTGATGGCCTGGTAGGTAGCCTCAGCAATATCCGTGGCCGCAATGCCTATGGTGTTGGACATGTCCGTGATCTGACTGCCCAGCTTCTGGATCGAAAGCTTGCCAAGATCGGCGATGGTTCCGACTTTGGCAAGCGATGTCTCGTAGACGGAGCCGTTCCGGATCGTGCTCTGGGCAAGATTCGTCAGCTGGCTGCTGGCCGTCTTTACCAGGTCTGCTATCAGCGTTCCGGCGGCGACGGTCATGCTGCTGACACCCTGCGTGAAGCCGCTGGTGTCCAACTTGGTGTTGCCGGTAACGCTAAAATCAAATGCCACTGTGTCCACCTCTCAATCGGAGCGCGGGCACAGGGGCACAGGCTGCTATAACTTGATTTCTACCTCCCGCTTACATGCGGGGTTTTTGCATTTTACCCACAAACCGTGGGCGCAGGCCTCGGGAGCCGCCCACACGGGCAGCGCTCTGCCGCAGAAGGGGCAGGGCACCGGGGCGCGGGAATCAGCCGAAGCGGTCGAGGAAAGCGTCCTCGTGCTCTTGCAGGGTCTCGTTCCGCTTCACCCCCTTCAGCCCATCCGGCAGGGCGAAGCGCTCTTTCAGGGTCTCGTAGTAGTCTCGGTCGGCCCTGTCCATACCGGAGGTGTCCTTGCCCCGGATCTCCACGATCTTGCCCAGCGGCGTTTCCGGCGGCAGGGCGTGCAGCAGTGCTTTGAAGCGCCACCAGTGCACCTTGTCAGCAGTCAGGTCGATGCCGTAGGCCTGCTGAAAGGCCCCCACGATGTAGTCGGCATCGCACCGGTAGTCCAGCACAGGCTCGTCCTGCGGGTCGCCGCTGCCAGTCCCGGTGCGTTCCTCGTCCTCTGGGCCGCCGCCCTGGCAGAAGCGCACCAGAGATTCAAAGGCTTCCGGATATTGCGCCACCGGAATCGGCTCCACAAAGAAGAGCGGGATGGCCGATGCAATCAGCCGGGCGCTGTCCTCGTTGGTCTTGACACGGCGGGTGCGGATCAGCAGCCAGGCCATGGGCCTGAAGTCAGGGTCGATGGCGCGGCCCTCCCACTCGGTAGGCAGGGTGTCCGTCAGCAGGTCATGCATTGTCCAGTGCCTCAAGCTCTGCCTTCAGCTGGGCACGGCGGGCGGCCTTTGCCGCTTCCTGTGCCCGGAAATCCACCACGGCGGGATGTGCCTTGACTGCGGCCCGGCGCTGCTCACGGTTCATGGGGGCAGGGATGGCCTGTGCTGCCGAAACCTGCGCCCGCTCCTCGGTGGGGTGGATCAGCGCGCTGACACTGGCCTTTTCTGCGGCCATAGCCTCGGCAAAGGCCTTGCTGACCGTCAGGCAGGTACTGAAGTTGCTGCCGTCCAGCCCCAGCTTCTCAGAAGCACCCTCGCCCAGAACTTCGTCCAGATAGTCCATAAAGATGCGGCACTGGAAGCGCAGCCAGGCAGGGTAATCACTCTCAGGGGTGTAGCGGCTGCCCTCCGTCCGAGCACGTTCCTGCTGCCGGGTCTGTGCAGCCAGCATCCGATCCACGTCGTTGGCGTTCAGGGTGGAAAAATCAAAGTCAATGCCGTTGATGATCATGGAAAATCCTCCTGTTACAAAAGGGCCCCCGTTCACCGGGAACGAGGGCTGTATGAATCATTGAAAATCGGGTTAGCCTGCTGCGGCTACGGTCAGGTAGTCGAACTCAACCGGAACGCCAACACCCTTCACATCGCAGGCAAAACCTGCGGAGTTGCTGGCGGAGCCGCTTGCATCGGCAGTGACAATAAAGGCAGCTGTGCCCTTCTCGCCCTTGCCGGTCTTTGCGCTGAAGTAGATATAAGGGAAAACCACCTCAGTGCCGGAGCCGAACTTTATCTTGTGGGAGAGCAGGAAATCCTGCGCAGGGTCGCCCACGCAGCGGTTTCCGTTCAGGGAGAAGGTGCGCTGGGTCTCACCCTTCTCGGTGACAGTACCTGCGCGGATATAGGCCACGGCCTCGGTGGAAGCATTCAGGGCACCGGAGTGCTCCTTGACACGCTCTGCAAACACGACCCAGTCGCTCTCCTTGGTCTGGGTGGCGGCATCAGTCTGGATGGCAAAGATGAAGTCATCGGCTTTTTCGGTGCCGGTGTAGTCCGCGCTGGGCACGATGCCCTTCTTGGTCTTAAGCGCGGCCAGGGTTTCGGAAACAGTCATAGGATGGTCTCCTTTCAAAGTTTGGGTTGATAGTAGACGAGCCGGAGTTGCATCTGCATTTTGCAGCTTCCGGAGCCGTCGGTGACGATGTAGCCGGTGGAGGTGACTTCAATGCTCTGGGCCTCCTTGCCGTGCCCGCATTTGCTCAGGTCAGGCAGGATGCCGCAGTCATTTTGTTCCATTACCCAGTCGGCCAGCTGTTCAAAGAAGCCGCTGTTCTCAATGGTGAGCACATCGGTCTCTCCGAACTCCCTTCTGGACAAAAAGAGGTAGTTCTTCGCCAGATCCCGCCCGGAGATGTAACTTTCCACAATGGGGTCGGTGGGGCTGTCCTCAATGGAAAAAGCGGTGGCTTCCTCTTCCAGCCCGGCAATGCGGAAGGCCGCACCGGTGGCATCCTGCTCCTCGGCGATGAGTGGACAGGTCTTGAGCCAGTCCCGCAGGGCCGTAATGGACGCTTTGGGCATTACGTTCCACCTCCCAGCTCTCTTTGGGCAGCGTTTTTGGCGAACTGGACCAGTTCGTCTTTGTGGTCAGCAATGGCCCGCTGGCCCCAGTAGGAGCCGCGCAGGTGGTTCTCCCCATGCAGACCCTGCCCCTGCGTGTGCAGGTAATACTGCCGCCGGGCATACAGGGTGTTATAGACCAGCTTGCCGCCTTTGAAGTCGGATGCCTGGTTGACGCTGTTCTTCAGCGTGCCGGTGTCGAAGGGTACATAAGGGTCCACAGCTTTGGCAACTTGCTGTGAGAACGCATACTGGACCTTCTGAAAGCCCTTGTCCATTTCGGCCTGAAAGCCAGGCCGGAACCTGAGCTTCAGGTCAATAACGGGTGCACTCATTTCCTCAGCTCCCCTCTACATGAAAATGCGACAGCAGCGGTTCCCGGTTGTCGGAGACCGCCGCCACCGTGCAGCAGATGTGCGTTTTCTCGAGGGCGGCATACTCGGCCTCGGTCAGGCTGCGGACAGCGCCGCAGATGAGCTTGCCGCCCCGCTTGAGCGTCCAGTGTGCTGCCTTTTCCCCGGGCGGGAGCTTTGCCCACTGGAAATAGGGCAGATACCCGGCGGCAGGGGGTAGCCGGATGTGCACCGTCCGCTGGGGGTCGCCGCCGGAGGTGTCCAGCTTCTCCCGCCAGCTGCTCCCCGGGATGACGTGGCAGACAGGCCGGTCAATCTCGGTGGCGGTGTCGTGGATGAGGTTCACCACAGTTACGCTGCACTGCATCAGAAACACCCCCGATACAGCAGGCCGTGGGGGTCGTGCCCCAGGCAGCCGGAAAGAATGCTGTGCGCTTCGGCGGCCTGCTTTTCGGCCAGTGCTCCGTCGGAGAACGTCACGGCAAAGCCGTCGTTGTTGACACTGGTCACGCCCGGCGCATAGCCGGTGGCAGCGCGTGCCGCTTCGGCCCGTTCAAGGCTCTGCACGATGGACGCACAGGCCATGGCCAGAGCTTCGGCACAGTCGGCGCAGCCTTTGGTGTGGGCTTCGGCCCGGCCAAAGGTGGCCCGGTCAATGAGCTTCGAGGCCCGGAAGCACAGCGGCGTGAATGCGGCCTCGTCCAGCGTGCCGCCCGCTGTCTGATACTGGTCGTAGGTGCAGTAAAGCATGGGGGCCTCCTTATGCTGCGACCTTCTTCTTAACAAGAATGGTCTGGCCCTTGGTGACCTTGTAGGCGTAGACTTTGCGGCCCTGCACGGCAGATGCGCCGATGAAATCGCCAGAGCCGGAGAGATCCTGCAGGTGGACGGGAACGGCCCACTCATCGATGACGGCGAACCAGTTGGGATGACCGGCCACATACTCCACATTCTCGCCCAGGGTGGAATCCTCGAACACGGTGTAGCCTGCGATCTTGCCCACAGCGCCGGTCTGAACGACCGCGTCGCCCAGGTCGGAAGCCTTGATGAACTCGGGGCTCTTCAGGAGCAGGCCGTAGGTGTCCGGGGAGACCAGCAGCCAGCGGCCTGCGGTGGGCACGCCGATGGAGGACTGCTGAGTGCGTGCATCCACGATGTTGGCGTAGATGGTCTTTTCGGTCAGGGCGGTGGTATTGCCGAAGGCAGTGCCTGCAGTGGTCAGCTCCACGGAGCCGTCAGAATCCATCTGCAGGCCCAGAGAGTAACCGGCGCTGTCCAGGCGGTCAGCAACCAGATTGCCGGGAACGCTCTCTGCATCGAAACCATCGATGATCTCATTCACGGCGTTGTCGTGGTCGATGTTGACGGTGAGGTAGGTGGTGTCACCGCTGGTCTGCTTTGCACCCTTGGCCTTGTCGTAGTCGTTCACCACCACCTCGGTGTCACGGACGGGAACCTTGACGGAACCTGCCTTGGGGCTGCCCTCGTAGCGGTTGTTGCAGATCACGCCGACTTTCTTCACCAGCGTCTTGCGCAGCTTGAGGTCGACCAGATTGGAATAGCGGACCTGTGCTTCATGTGCCATAAGAATATCCTTTCTCTCATTCGATGTTGATATCGGGGTTCATCGCCTTGAAGGCAGCGGTCACGGGATCAACGTCCCCGGCGGGCGGGGTGCCGTGCTCTTTGCCGCTGGAAACGTGAACGGAACCAGCGCCGCCTTCTGCCGCCTCGCCAAAGGCCCAGGGGTTCGCCTTGGCGGCTTCTTCCAGAGCCTTGGAGATATCGGTGGAACGGTCCTTGGAGCCCTTGAGGGCATCCAGATCCAGCAGTGCCCGGACCGCCTTGACGCTGCGGCCCTTGGCTCCCAGAATGGCGGTGTTCAGGGCATTGTCAAAGGCAAAGCCATCAGCCTGTGCCTGTATATCGCCCTTGAGTTTGGCAATGTCTGCCTCGTATTCCTCGGGCTTCTTCTTGCCGTCAAAGGCGGCAAGGCCGTCCTGGGCGGTCTTGAGCTGAGCCTGGGTGTTTTCCAGCTGGGTCTTGTACTGCTCGGCGGCAGTCTTTTCCCGGTTGACATCGTTGCCGTTCTCGGCCATGATCCAGTTCAGCTGCTCCTCGGTAATGCCGGGGATCTTGTTCTTCACGTCTTCACGCTTCATGGTGGAAAAACTCCTTTCTGTTGGTGAAACCACGGTTTGGTGACACGGTTCTCCGTCCGTGTTCGGTTGTGGGCAGGGTACGCACTGCCCTCTGCGATGGCACCGCATGCAGGAATCGAACCTGCGGCATCCGGTTTTGGAGACCGGCGCTCTTCCATCTGAGCTAAAACGGTATGAAAAAAGCGCCCCTGCTCAAACGAGCAAAGACGCTTGCGGTATTTGGTTGTCAGATGCCGGGGACGATTTCCTTAACACCCTTTGCAAATGCGGCGGCCTTTTTCATCAGACTGTTTTCCTGAAGATATTCAAGCCCCTGCAAGGTGATATGCGGTTCCATGGGTGGCTCGATGCGCTCCGGCTGTCGAATGTAGCGAACGATGTTCAGGCCATCAATGTAACCTGATTTCTGCAGCTGAATCAAAAGTGCCTGAAACCGGTTTGGATTCGTACCGAAACGCTCGGCAGTAAAACCAGCGCAATCGAACTCCTCAAAGTCCATGCTTTGCTGCAAATGCTTCAAAATGCGGTAGATGACACGAAAATCTTCCATGATGACACCTCACTTCTTTTTGTTTAAGTCCATATACAGATACGCTTCCGGGTCGCCATACGCTTCCCGAGACCACTGTCGGTCTTGCTTGGCTGACAGGCGGGTCATGTGCAGCCAGACATCTCCATCTGTTCGCAATGCCGGATTCTTTTGCATTTCGTTCCAGATTGCAGAGGGTTCATCAAGCAGAAGCACTTCACTTTTTGTCATCTTTCAATCCCTCGATAAAATGATAGAGCTGCGGGTCTTTCTCTTTCAGGGCAGAGGGCTCCTGATAAAAAGCGCGATACCCTTCACTGAAATATTCCTTCAGCATATCTTCATTGATCTGCATCGTTCCGGCTTTAAAAATTCCATCCGTGGGAGATTCATATAGCCGTCCCTGATACTCAGAAATGAATTTGCTGTTCTGAAGAAGATAAATCGCTTGTGTATAGGTACTATCATCATACACGATTTTAGAAAAATCTTCAACATCAATCCCGGATTTTCGGATGCTGATGTATTTGGAGTTGTGCCGCAGGTCGAGGGAAATCTCCAATGCGTGGCCATACTCGTGAATAACATCACCGCTTTTGCGCTCAGGGTGAAGATAAAGCGTTTTGTCTGGATAATAATAGCCGCTTCCAGCGGCATCTTTCTCTGTCATTACGACCTTGTTGATGATGCTTTCAGCCTTATCGCGCTGCCATTGAGGAATGACGGAAAGCTCTTTTTCAATGCCTTCACGCTCAGACTGTGAAACACTATCAGAAAAATTGAGTTTTTGAAGAATGCCGCGTGGCTCTGCCTTCTTCGCCGCCCACGTTGCCTTCCCGGCTTCGCTCCTGCCAAACCCGGCAACGCTGATGCGGGCGCTGTCGGCCCTGCTGCCGGTGGCGGTGATAAACTCGGCCAGCTCCTGACGGGCCTGCCGGAGCTTCACCGCGCTGGCGGTGGTGTCGGCCCCGGCGGCATCCTCAGCCAGATACCGGCGCTTGTACTTGCGCACGGCGCGCTCCCGGGCCCGCTGCATCTGGCTGATCTCGTACCGGGTGTATCTGCCGCCGTTGTACTCGATGTCCCGGGCGTTGAGGGCTTCCAGGCTCTCCTGCGTCCATGCAGGCGGTGCACCCAGCTCAGGGAAGATGGCAAAGAAGGTGTGACGGCAGTTCCAGCCGCAAAGCCCTGCGCCGGTGCCGTAGCCGGTGGCGGCCTCGAAGTCCGGGTAATGCTTGCCCATGTAGTCCACAGCGCCGCCCCGGTGGAACTGCCTGCCCTGCCACTCAGCGTGGGAAGGGCGGGCCCCGCCGTGGGCCGTGGTCTCGAAGAACTCAACCCCCATCTCATCGGCCCGGGCCACCTGCAGCTTTGCACCGGTCTGATTCACACCAGTCAGCACCGCCCGGCGGGCGGCAACTTCCAGCGTGTCGGTGTGGCCGGTGGGGTAGGTGACGTACTTCATGGTGTCGGCCAGACTGTCCACCGCGCTCTTGACGGCGCTCTTGTAGTCGAACGCACCGCTGCTCACCTTGAGATGGGCGCGGTCGAGGGCGGCTTCAAACTGGCCGCTGACGGTGTTGGCCGTGGTAGCGGTCAGGTTGTGGAAGGTTCCCGCCGTCTGCTGATAGCCAGCGTTGAGCAGGGCCTGCAGGGTCTCATTCCCGGCAAAGGGCGTGGGCTCCTTGCCGTAGTGATAGTAGATCTCGTCCTCGGCTTCCATGGCCCGGGTGGCCGCTTCCTGCATGAGCCGCCGGATCTCAGCTTCGCTCTTGCCGGTGTAGCGGGCCAGCTTCTTTACCACGTCCTGCCGGAGGGCTTTGGTCTGTTCATACCGCCAAAGCTGCCAGTTGGCCGTGGGGGTCATGGTGTCCATTTTGGAGATGCGCCGGGCCACGTCCCGCAGGATATCGTCCTCGACCTGCTGCCAGAGCAGCACCAGCCGGTCGGGTGCGTGGTCGAGATAGTCCGGGGCCAGCATCAGCCGCCCCCGCCGCCGAAGCTCAGCTCAGGCTGCTTGTTTTCGTCAGCGGCTTCCTGTGCCAGCTTGCGGGCATCCTCTTCACTGACCCCGTACCGGGCAGACAGATACTTGTACCGGGGCAAAAGGCCGCTCAGGGCATCGTCCCGCATCTGGCTCATCCGGGTCTCGGCATCGGTGATGTAGCTGTCGTCCCAGTCCACAGAGATGGGGGTGTCGAGGTCCACCGCCGCTCCCTGCAGGTTCTTTGCCGCCCACAGGATGGCCCGCACGATGCCCACCAGCGCCCCCTCGATGGGGATCTGGTTCTTGTTGGCGCTGGCCACCAGATCCTGACGGCTGCCGTTGTACTCGGTGGCTGTGGTCACGTTGCCCAGCTCGAAATTGTACCGGTGGCAGCCCAGGCCGCATTTGAAGCTGAACAGGTTCAGCATATCCTGCACAGCCTTGTGGTTCTGTTCCACCCGCAGGTCAGGGTTGTATTCGTGGTATTCGCTGGACTGGTCGAGGCTCCCTTCCTTTTGGGGCAGGGTGACGAATTGGCTCTGCACATCGTCATCGGGTGGAATAGAGTGCTCCACGCCCTCCTGGTCCACCACCTTGCGGCAGATGTCCGCAGAGTAGAAGATCTTCTTGTGGCCCAGCCGGATATCCTCCCGGTAGTTGTCAAAGGCAAGGTCGATGCCCTGGGCCTCGGCCAGCGCTTCGGCAAAGACGCTCATGCCCAGCCCTGTGCCGCCATCAAGGTTCTTGACTGCTGCCGGGCTGAACAGGGTAAACCAGGGCGGGGAACCCTCCACCGTGATGCTTTCTGCCGTACCCGGCGGGGCCTGCAGTGCTTCAAACACCGGAGCACCGGAGACCCCATCCGTTACCCGGAACCACTCGTTGCGGATGGTGCGCCGGGTCTCATTGCCGGTGTGGGTCTGCAGATAGACCGCGGGCTTGCCCTCCATCATACACTCGGAGACAAAGGCCGCTTCGCTCACGATGCCCCGCTCCACCCGCAGAGGCAGGATGCAGGAAGCCGGGTCATAGTCCAGCTTCAGGCGGGTATCCGGGCCGGGAACCGCTTTCCCTTTCACGACCGTCAGATTTTCGGCACTCAGCACAAAGGCACCGGTACCGGACCAGTAGGCCTGTTCCACCAGAGCGTTGGCATTGCGCCAGAAGTGCAGCTCCCGGAGCAGGCCGCCCACCTGCTGCTCATCATCGCCCAGCAGATACCGGGCGGTGGCAGCGTCCTTGATCTGGAAGGTGGTGCGGTCGTTCAGCAGGAGATTCGCCCAGTCCTCGCAGACCCGTTTCGGCATCCGCAGGGAAGCAATGGGGCGCTTTTTGGGGCCGTTTGCGTATTCAGCGGCACGGGTGTGCACCTTGGGCACGCTGCCCTGCCACCACTGCCGCCAGGTCTCAATGTAGCCGTAGTAGTCGGCATCGATGGCCCACCCGCGCGTCTTGTTCAGGTAGTTCAGAAATGCGGTGATGTTCATGTGTTGGTCAACCTCTTGAAATCGCGCTCGATGGTGTACTCGTAAGCGTCCAATGTGTCGATATCGGTGCTGCCGTCATCCAGACGCTCGTCCACACCGGGGTGCTTGCCGCTGTACAGGGCCGTGGCAAGGGCATCCCGGAGGGTGGCAGCCTCGGGCAGCAGCCAGAACCGCCCGCCGCCCATCAGGATGCAGGTCAGGCGGATGCGGTCATTGATGCGGATCTTGGCGCTGTTTTCCACCCGGTCGGCCAGCCAATTCAGTTTGCAGCGCCGGAGCCTTGCCCGGATGTGGTTGATCAGCGTCTGCTCTGCGGAATCGCAGAAGATGTACTGGATCTCGCCCCAGCGGGCAAAGACAGCCATGCAGAACTCCAGCAGCCGGTCGGCCAGGAAGTCGGCATCCTGCGCCACCGGGTCGATGCGCTGGGAAGCCAGCCCCACTACGCCGGAATACCCCGGCAGGATAGCCGTTGCCACAAAGGCGTGTTTGGAGCCGTTGCCGCCAAAGTCCACGCCAATGCGCACCCGCCACGGGTGCAGCGGCTTGTCCACAGGCCAGAAAAAACGCCCATCTCCGGCGGCAAGGCTGTCGGCCAGCAGGCGGTAGATCACGCCGTTGGCGGCCATCCACTGCCCCAAGATAAAGCGGTTATAGTAGACCGTGCCGGTGTATTCTTTTTTCAGATCGGCCACGAACTGGGCCGGAAGCGTAGGGTTATCGTCGATGGTATACGCCTGACAGTAGATGTCAGCGACGCTGTCCAGAAACTTCTTGAACCAGTGAGTGGGGCTTTCCGGGTTGCAGGTGCCGTCAAAATGGGAGTGGGGGCAGGAAAGGCGGCTTTTCAGCATCTGGAACACGCCTTCGTCCCATGTGGTGATCTCGTCACCGTAGACGTACTCAAAGGCAGCGCCCTGGATGCGGGCGATGTGTTTCTTGTTGTCAGCGCCGAGGACATAGACCTTCTTGCCAAACAGCTGTACCACGTTGCCTGCTGCCGAGGTGCGGATCACACCTACAAGGTCGGGGCCCCAGAGCTCCCGCATCAGGGACAGCACATTGCGCTCCAGTGTGCCCAGGGTGTTGCCCATGAGCACCAGCAGGCCCTCGCCCCGGGCCGCGCAGATCCGCTTCGGGATGGTCACGGCACAGTCCAGGTAGGTCTTGCCGCTTCGGGTGGCTCCGGTCTTGACGTTCCACCGGTGGGAACAGTTGCGCAGGTACTCCTGCTGAAACTCAGTCAATGGCACTGTCCACACCTCCCAGCAGCTCCTTGGCCTTTGCCAGAGCATCCGCACCCGGGTCCTCCTGCACGGCTTCCTCCCCCAGCATCTTCAGCAGCACGGCGGCGGCCTGAGGGTTGCCCCGCTTGGCCTGCTCTGCAATGCCCATGACCACGCTCATCTGGTTGTCCACGTCCTCCGGGTCAATCTGGTCCCGCAGCATGGCGTTTACCCGGCGGCGGTCGGTCTCCGGCAGGCTCAGGTAGTAGTCAGCCGCCTGACGCATGGACCGTTTGCGGCGGCGGGCCGCACCGGATGCAATGCCGCCCTTCTGGGCGATCTCTCTCTGTTCGCTCTCCGTTCGTTCATTGAACGGAATGAGATTCTTTTCATTCGACACGTCACCACCTCTCTCGTCGTCAGGGTACAAAAAAGCCGCCCTGAGCGGATGCTCAGAACGGCAGTTGTAATCAGGAAAAGCCCGGCCGGTGCAAAAAAGCTGTTAAGCAGCAAAAGGAGAAAACCGTATCAAGAGGAGGAAAACAAACCTCCGGTCGGGCCGCCAGCACGAAGGGAGTAAGGATGCCTTTCCTGCTGGGCTTTGCAGCATAGAGTATAGCACACTTGAACTAGTGCTTTTTAGTGCGTCATGGGTCTGTGTCCAGAAGTTGCACCGCTTTTTTGTGTCGTCGGAGGACCCAACTGACATCGAGGGAGAGCCGGTCAGCGATCAGCTCCCACTTGTGCCCACAGATATATCTCCGGTACAGAATCGTGAAGTCAAGCTCATCATCCAGCTGCTGTAGCGCAAAGATGATTTCTTTGCGAATGCGGGTGCTTTCCTCACACTGGGCTTTGTAAGCGCCCCGGGCTTCGTCGATGCGTTCTACTGCACGGGGCAATGTTTGGCCGTCTCCTCCGCCGCCCGGCACAGCGGAAAGGCACTGGGTCATGTTGGAAGCGTCTGTCTTCAGCGTGTCCAGCTCATCCAGCCGCAGCTGTTCGAGCCGCTTCGCTTGCTGATACCTTCTCAACCAGGCCTTCTTCTCTTCGTAGGTCATCCCCACACCTCCACACGCACGAACACACCGCAGGGGTCCGACCAGAACTTCTCCACGATCTCGCTGCACACCTGGGCATCATCGTGCCAGAAGTGCAGGCGGGTCATCTCGTCCTTGAGGGCCTTTTCCAGATTGTCGGTGTCAGGTTTGGAGGTGCGCCAGCTGCCGTCCGGGCGGCCCTCGGGGGCAAAGCACCACTTGACCACCAGCCGCACTGGCTTCCCGGCGGGCACGGGCTGATCCGGCGCATGGGGTGCCAGGTAGGCGTGGAGCTTGGAGCGGGCGGCTTTCAGTTCGGCGCTGTCGTGGAGCACGGCACAGGGCTTGCCGCCCTTCATGTAGGCGTGCAGCTCCTTGGCGTTGTGGGTGGTGGTGGGCGGCTTCATGGGCAGGAAGAATTGAGCAATGGGCAAAAATTGCACGTTCGTTTCACCTCGTTCTTTCTTTTTTGTTCGGCCAACGTGATGGGGAGGGTTCCCCGGAGGGATGGGGGCTGTGTTCGCCCCATCCTCTGGGAGACCCCATCACACACGGACGGATTTTGTATATTATATATAGGCTATTTTCCGTCCCGGATTCGGAAAAATAGCCGCTATTTTCCGAAATCCGTAAGCGGATGCGGATTTGTGATAGCCGCTATTTTACCGTTTTTGTACTATGCGTAAAGCGAAATATTGCAGACTGTAATTTATCCTGCGCTGCCGGGTTCTTTGCGGCCGATGTCTGCGCCGTCGATCCAGAAGCCGCCGTCCGCTTTCAAACGACGGCGTACGGTATCCGGTTTCAGCCCCATATATTCGGCCATGGAGTAGACCGTTACCTTTCCGTCCATCATGCAGGCTTCAAAGGCAGTGTCCAGCTCGGCCTTTTTGTCCTTGCTGACTTTGTCCTTATTGCCCCAGCGCTTGGATGCGCCCCGGGTACCCAGTGACTTGTAATCGCTGTCCGGCTGCAGATCCTCCAGCAGGCCGGTGTCCGGCTTGTGGACTGGGTAGTCGAACCAGAGGTTCACAGGGTCGAAGCGGGCGAACTCGCGCAGGGTGCCCTCAATGCGCCAGGCGGTCATGCTGTCTGTCAGCTTCTGAGCGGCGGCGATCCGGGCATCGATGGCCCGCAGATCGGCCATGCCAAGGTGTTCTTTGGCAATGGCCAGCAGCCGGCTTTTGCTCAGGGCATCGTCCGGGCCGTAGGCATCGGCATGGCCGCGCTTGTCCAGCATGTCCTTGAGCACCCGGCAGGCGGCCTTGTTGTGGAGCTGCTCCAAAATGGCCGCGGTCGGGGTGAGCTCAGTCATATCCAGCATGGCATCCGGGTCACGGGCAAACACGCCGGAGCCGCTGGCGCGGTCCATGCTGCGCTTGCCGCCCTGGGCACCCTTGGAGTGGTGGTGGCAGTAGATCACGGCACAGTCCAGCGCGCGGCAGACAAGGTCAAATTGGTTGCAGAACTTTGCCATCTGGTCGGCGCTGTTCTCGTCGCCGGTGATGACCTTGTAGATGGGGTCCAGAATGACGGCAGTGTAGCCTTTCTTACCCGCCCGGCGGATGAGCTTGGGGGCCAGCTTGTCCATGGGGACGGAAGCGCCGCGCAGGTTCCAGATGTCAATGTTCCTCAGGTTTTGCGGGGGCAGGCCGAGGGCGGTGTACACATCCTTGAAGCGGTGCAGGCAGGAGGCCCGGTCCAGCTCGAGGTTGATGTACAGCACCTTGCCCTGCGCACAGGAAAAGCGGCCCAGCCAGGGCGTACCCTCGGCAATGGCGATGCACAGCTCGATCAGGGCAAAGCTCTTGCCCGCCTTGCTGGGGCCTGCCAGCAGCATTTTGTGACCCTTGCGCAGCACCCCGGTGATGAGGGCATCGGCCAGCGGCGGCAGGTCATCCCAGTCGTCAGCCAGACTTTCGGTTTCAGGCAGCTCATCGGTCTCGGCTTCCAGCCAGTCCCGCCACTCGTCCCAGCAGCTTTTGCCGATGTTGGTCTCCAGCAGGGTCTGCCGCTGACTGCCGCGCAGGATGCCGGGCATCCGGGAAAGGCGGCTGGGGTTGCGGTTCTGCTGGTCGAGGGTCAGACCATTCTTCTGGCAGGCGGCATAGAGGTAATCCACCCGCTTGCGGTATTCGGTGTAATCCGGGGCATCCACCTTGACGATGGCGTGGACGCTCTTGCCGCCGGAGTAGACCAGGGCGGCACAGGGCAGCTCCAGTTGCTTGATGATGGCCTGCTGTCTGCCCAGATCCATGTTGTCGCATTCCACCAGAGCGTAGCGGTAGGCGGTGATATTGGCATCCTTGCGGCCCGTTCCGTCCACCGGGTTGAAGCAGATCCACGCACCCACCTCGGGGTCGCAGTCGCCCACCACCTTGCCGATGTCCCCGCCGCAGGTGTCCAGCTCTGCGATGAGCTGGCCTGCGGTGCGGTCCCAGCAGCCTCTGGTGGGGCGGCGGCGGTCGTCGGCCATGAAGCTCTCGGTCACATAGGCCACGTGCTCGTCCTGCTCAAAGAGGGCCTGCAGGTAGCGCCTGAGCTGGTCAACTGGGTCCCACTGCTCAGGCAGAGCCAGATCGTGGGATTCCACCCACCGGGGGTCCACCAGCTGCCCCTCCGTTCTGGAGGAGCCGGTGGTGAGCTCGTCGCCCCAGTCCAGCGCGTGTCCCGCGGGGCCGCTCCATCCGTGGCTGTAGGCCAGCTGGAAAATGCTGCTCTCGGTGACAGGCTTTGTGCTGCCGTGAAAGCTCTCCCACTTCCGGGCACACTCACCCTTGTGGTAGCGGCCCCCGTCCCGGGCGCTCCATGCTTCCCAGACGGTGACGGGCAGGCCCGCTTCCTTGAGGCCCATGCCCACCATCGTCCACTCCTCATAAGTCAGGGAGGCCGGGGAAATGAAGTCCAATGCTTCTTTGAGTTCGATCTCATCATTCATCTGCGTTACCATACATCCCATGCGGGTGTTTCAGGCGGGGCGGGCGGCGTATAGGTGCTTGGGGTAACACCCTTGGGCACACCCCGCCAGCCCTGGGCCGCAATGCGGTCGATCATGTGTTTGGCCTGCTCAAAACTCCATGTGCCCACATGCTGGAAGCCGTATTTTTCCAGACAGCGGATCTGCTTGGGTGTGGTGAGGCCTTCGTCCCGGCGCTTGTGCAGCCGGTCCAGCAAAAGGCTGGCCTTGCCTGCCGATTCCACCGCATCCGGCAGAATGCCCAGCTTTTCGAGGGCGGTGGTCTGCTGTTCGGTGGGCGGCCCGGCTTCCCAGCCAAAGGCCGGCACATAGCCGGATAGATCCTCGGCCTGAATGCTCATTTCGTATTGGAGCGGGTCCACCAGCTTTGCCTTTTTGCGGCGCTGTTCGGCCAGCTGTTTTGCAAGGGCCTCTTCCCGCTGGGCCACCACGTCCTCACTGGCCTGGGCGGCGGCTTCCTGGATGTCCTGCGCAGCCCCGGTCTCGGCCAGATTCTCGGTCATCTGCCGGGCCACGGCCCTGTCCTCGCACACAAGGTCTGCCGGGCGGCAGAGCTCGTGCTTGTCGGTCATCCACAAAAAGTCGAGGAGCAGCAGGTCGGTCTTGCCCTCGGCCAGACGTGTGCCGCGTCCCACCATCTGGCTGTACAGGCTGCGCACCTTGGTGGGCCGCAGCACCACAACGCAGTCCACACTGGGGCAGTCCCAGCCCTCGGTGAGCAGCATGGAATTGCAGAGCACGTTGTACTTCCCGGTATCGAAGTCGGCAAGCACTTCCTTTCGGTCGGCACTCTGGCCGTTGACCTCGGCGGCCTGGAATCCCTTGGCGTTGAGCAGATCCCGGAACTTCTGGCTGGTTTTGATGAGGGGCAGGAACACCACCGTCTTGCGGCCTTTGCACCGCTGTACCATCTCGGCGGCGATCTGTTCCAGATACGGGTCCAGCGCCGTGCCAAGTTCCCCCACGGCGTAGTCGCCGCCGCTGAGGGCCACGCCGGAGATGTCCAGCTGCAGGGGAATGGTCTGGGCCATGATCTTGCACAGATAGCCCTCTTTGATGGCATCGGTCAGCTTGTACTCATAGGCCAGGCTGTCGAACACCTCGCCCAGGTTCCGCATGTCGCCGCGGTCAGGGGTGGCGGTCACACCCAGCACCTTTGCACTCTCGAAGTAGTCCAGGATGCGGCGGTAGCCGTCGGTGATGGCGTGGTGGGCCTCGTCAATGATGATGGTGCCGAAGTAGTCCCGGGGAAAGCGTTCCAGCCGAGCGGAGCGCTGCAGGGTCTGCACGCTGCCCACCACCACCCTAAACCAGCTGTTCAGGCAGGTGGACTCTGCCTTTTCCACGGCGCTGACAAGGCCGGTGGAACGCTGGAGCTTGTCAGCTGCCTGTTCCAGCAGCTCTCCCCGGTGGGCCAGGATGAGCACCCGGTCCCCGGCACGCACCTGATCAGCGGCAACGGAGGCGAATACGATGGTCTTGCCGGTTCCGGTGGGCAGCACCAGCAACGTGCGCAGACGGCCCTGCTCCCACTGGGCGTGGATGCTGTCCCGGGCGGCCTGCTGATAGGGGCGCAGGGATTGGATGTTCGCCATCAGAATGCCCCCTGTGTCCAGCCCTGAGCGGGTGCGGCCTTAGGTTCCGGCGGCGGCAGGAAGCGAGTGACCTCATTGCTCTGGCCGGTCTTACCTGCGTTGGGGCCGCTCTGCTTGGTGTACTCCCGGATGCCCAGACGGCACCAGCCCCGGGCACCCACCACCTCGTTCCAGCGGGGGCGGAAGGTCTCACCGCGCTTGCACTGGCCGATGCTCTCGAAAAAAGCACCCAGCAGACCCTGGGTCTTGGTGTGCAGATACAGGCGGTCGGTGACGGTGGCATCGCCCTTGGCCCCGCCGAAGATCTTCAGGGTCAGCTTTGCCATGGAGCAGGGCGGGAGCTTGGCACTGCCCTCAAAGCGGGCACGCTCCATGCCGGTGACCTCAAAGGCATAATCGCCCTCGGGCAGGAGCACGAACTCCTGCTGTTCGTTGGTGAATTCGTCGTCCCAGTTCAGGGCGCGGTCGGTGTTCATCTCATTCATAAGTAAAAGCTCCTTTCAAAATCATCAAAACGGCAGGTCACGGCTGTCCAGCACCATCTGCAGCACCTGGGGCCATGCGGCTACCAGACAGCCCTCTACGAAATCGGCCGGGTAATCCCGGATGGGCATATCCTCGGGGAAATAGCCCCGCTTGCCCACCACAGCCTGCAGCTCCTCCGGTGTGACGTTGTTGGCACTCATCAGGGAAGCCAGTTTTTCCGGCACGCCCAGCGCGATCAGGTCCGGTGTGAGCAGAGCTTCGGGCACTTCCTCGCGGGGAGTCTGGGGCTGCGGAGCCGGAGTGGGCAGGATGTCAGCTTCCGGCTGGGGGCTCGGTTCCGGATTCGGCTTCGGTGCAGGTGCAGGTGTGGTGCCGGGGATGCAGGCGGCGATGCCGGCGTAATCAAAAGGCATCTCATCGGGCAGTCCGAAGCGATTCTTGGCATCCCAGCAGGGGTGATGGGTGGTGTACATGACCCGGCGGCCGCCGGTGACCTTGTTTTTTGCGTTGGGGGCACTGCTGCTCTTTTCCACCACGGTCTGATAATTGACAAAGAGCAGCATATCGCACCACTCCCGGATCAGCGGTTCTACCTGCTTGGTGGTCTTCATGGTCCAGCGGTCGTAGGAGCCAGCAGCGTCCGGCTGCTCGAACTTGGTGATGGCCGCGTGGGCAAGGACCAGAACATTGTGTCCGGTGTTCAGCACCTCTTCCAGCGCGTCCAGCAGCTTGCCGAACTCCTCTTTCAGGTAGGTGTAGCCTTTGCCGTAGCCAAAACCCTCCAGCCCGTCTACCTTGGCCTTGGCGCAGACGGCATCAATGGCCAGTCGTTCGGCCCAGTCGGCGGTGTCGATGACCAGCGTGCCGCAGGGGATGTTCCCCCTGCGCACCTCGGCCACCTCGTCCAGCAGCATGGCCCAGCTGGTGGGCTGAGGCAGGCGCTTGACATTCAGCCGCTTTGTGCCGCCTTCGGTGTCGATGAACACCGGGTCGGGGAAGTGGGAGGCAAAGGTGCTCTTGCCGATGCCCTCGGGGCCATACAGCACGGTTTTGACCGGGGAATCCTGCACCCCGGAGGTGATGGCATACTTGCTCATTCAGAACGCTCCTTTCGTCCAGCTTCTGGGCTGGGGCTTTTCGGTGACAGGCGGCTCGGCATCCTTTACCATGCCGTCCTCAATGATGATCTGGCACTCGCTGCCGGTGGAGACCCGGGTGGCGATGGCCTGCAGGTGCTCTGCTTCCAACCAGCGGCCGAACTCGGTCAGGGTGGTCATGTCCATCTGCTCCAGCTTGTCCAGCAGCACAAAACCGCAGTCCGGGTTCAGGCGGCGGACGATGGCGGCGGCTACCCGCAGTTGGTCACTGCCGGACATATCCCGCCAGTGCTTTCCTTTATAAGTAAGGGCACCGTCCTCCACACTCAGCTCAGGCAGGGGCAGGTCGGCACCGTTCAGCAGGGCCATGCGGTCAGCCCGCTTCTGGGTGATGGCTTCGGTGAGCTTGTCGTAGTCGCTGGCATACCGGGCCGCTTCATCCTCGGCGCGGGACTTTTCCAGGTTGGCCCGGACCTTTCGGTTGGTCTCCTCGATGCCCCGGATGGATGCCTCCAGCTCTGCGGTGGATTCGTCCTGAAGCTGGGCAGCAGATTTCCGGGCCTGAAATATCTGCTTTTCAAGGTCAGTAAATTTCGCTTGTGTTTGCTCGTATTCCTCTTTCAAATCTTCAATTTTTTCATCGAGATCACGCAAGGTGAAATTCAATTGATTCTTTTCATCAATGAGCTTGTCCAACTGGTTGCGCTTGCGCTGATTCTCGCCGTTCCGGGCCAGGATCTCCTGCTGCTGGCGGATGAGGTCGGAGGCGCTGACCGGTTCTTCCGGGGCATCGGGGTAGGAAATCAGCTCCTCGGCAAAGTGCTTTTTCTGCTGGGCCAGCTGGCCGGTGAAGGTGCGCTTGTCGTACAGAGACTTGATCTCCAGATCCCGGACGTGCAGCTCGGTGCCGATGCCGATGATGCGGAGCAGGATGTCCGCTTTCTCCTTGTCAGATGCCTCCATGAAGCGGGGCAGGTCAAGGGCCAGCGGCTCGATAAAGGCATTGAGCAGCTGCTGGCCGCTGCGCCGCCCGGTGGGGTCGGTAACGGTCAGGGTGCTGTTTTTGCCCTTGCGCTCCACAATCACGCCATTGGAAAGGGTGACCTTGAGATGGGCGGGAGCCACGGCCCCGTCCCGCTGTGCGGCATTGGGGCGGAAGCGGTCGCCGCCCAGGGCCCAGGCAAGGGCATCCAGCACACTGGTCTTGCCCTGATTGTTGTTGCCGCCCACGAGGGTGAGCCCAGTGGGGGCAGGGGTGAGCGCAACTGCTTTGATGCGCTTGACGTTTTCGGCCTCAAGGGCCGTGATGGTTACAGACATCTGGATACCTCCCCTTGGATCTGTCCGAGTGTGTGAATGAGCATATTGGTCAGCTGCTCCCGCTGTTCGGGCGGAAGCCTGCGGAGGGACGGAACCACCATTTTGCCGATGTTCTGGAAAGAGCGGTCGGCCAGCAGCACGTTGTCATAGGCGCTGTGGGCATCCTGTTCGCTGCCGGAAGCAGCCTGTTCCAGCTGTGCCCGCAGGTCGGCGGTCATCTCGGCGGCCATTTCCCTGGCCTGACGCTCCACCTCTTCCTTGTCCACCACCGTGGTGATGGGCTGCTTCTTGAGTGCATCATTCTCGGCCTTGAGCTTGTCGCCCCGGAGCCTGGCCGCTTCTGCCACCTGCCGGGAACCAACCAACTGGTTCTCCGCGTCCTTGGCCCGGGCTTCGGCCCTGTCGCGCTCGGCTTCGGCCTTCTGGCGCTGGAGGTTGGCCGCAATGCGGCTTTCGTACATTTCGTTATAGCTCCGTTCTGCTTTTTCTTTCTCGGCTTTCAGCCGGGCATTTTCCTCGTCCAGCCCCTGCACATCCGCAAGGGCGGCATCCAAGTCGTTTTTGGCAGTCCGGGCTTCATCCTGCGCCTTGCTTACCATGTTCCACGCCTCTTCCTCCCGGGCTTCGGCAGCAGCGGCACGGTTCTTCTCGGCCTTGATCTGGGCCATGGCTTCCTGATAGGCTTTGTTCGTGGTGACCTCACCATTCTTGACCTGCTCCACCAGCTCTGCAGGGGCGCTAGGCTTTGCTACGGCATACAGCAGAGTAGGAGACAGCTCCTTCAGGATCTTCTGCTGGCGGGGACTGCTGCCGTCCAGCAGTGCCGAGACCTGCAGCAGCCGGTATGCGGTATCCTTGGTGATGCCGATAGATACGCACCATGCCCGGAAAGTGTCATCTCCACGATTGCCGTGCTTCGAGTTGTCGCATTGTGCGACAACTCCACATAGAGCATCGTGAGCCACGGCAATGGCATTGCCCATGTGGACAAGGCCGCGCTCGGCCATCTGTTTGCCGTGGCGGTATTCGTCCTCGGCAAAGTGCAGGTCCTCCACGGTCTGGTCGGTCAGCCCGGAATAGTCGAACGCCGGGCGCATCTCATCCGGCACGGTGGTCAGGGGCTTGTCCTGTGTCGTCTGGGTTCCGGGCACTTCCGGTTTGTCAACATCCGCAGAGTGAGCGGGAGTTAAATGCTTTTCGCCTTCGGTCTGGTAGCTGTTGCACTCCTGCACGGGATGGCCGCAGCTGTGGCAGTTTCCGAAGCATTCTTCTTTGCACCCGCCACAGGTGCAGGTGGAGCAGATGCAGGGAGCAGGAACACCCGAGGAAGAATCCTCTTCCACCGGTTCAATGGGTGCATTCTTGCAGGGCTTGGCCTCCCTGAGGGCCGTCAGCATCGAATGCGGAAGCTCGTAGTCGTCCATGGGGATGAACTCGTCGCTGGTCAGAAACGCTTCCGGGGTCAGCCGCTTTTCAGCGGTCTTGGCTTTGCCGAACTTCTGTGCCAGCAGATGGCTTTCCTTCCAGACCCGTGCGGATTCGTCCCAGCGCCAGAAGCGCCCACGGGTATAGGCGTAGTAAACATTGTTGCTGTTCTGGCTGATGATGCTCATACCCTCACCTCCGTGCCCTTCAGGCGGTCCAGCATCTCGGTCTGCACATCCTTGTTCATGGGCTGGATGTTGTTGCCCTTCCAGCCGTAGCAGAGGATAGGCCCGTAAAGCTGGCGGCCTCGGTACTTCCGGTTGAGCAGACTGGCGGGCTGGATGGGACCATCATACCGGCCCACGAACAGCACCGCCGGGGTGCGGGGCAGCACGATCATCTCGCAGGGAGTTCCCAGCCGGTTCTCAATGGCCCACAGGCTGTCGGGCAGGGACGCGATCACCGGAGCCTTGCCCGGCTCTGCTAAAATACCTTTCATTTGTAAAATCCTTCCTGATATGATATCATCAAAGGTGATGGGGCTTGTGAATTCCATCACCCTTTGGGCTCGTCCGTGTTACCAGCACGGGCGGGCTCATTTTTGTTGATGTCCTCGGCATCCTCTTCTGCGTTTCCGAGTACAAAGCTTTCGATAAGCGGTAACCAGTCCGGCGTTAACTCGGAGATGTACCTTTTGGCATAATAGTAATAGAGTGCATTGCTGACCCGTGGGGAGCCGGTGGCTCGCTGGTCCTTGACCATGTGATTTGCCTGATTGCGGCTCAGGCCCATGCCCATCAGGAGCTTCTTCAGACGTTTTGCTTTCATGCGCCCCTCCGGTTCTGCCGGTAGTCCGGCTCTTCGGTACGGGCGTGGGTGCGGTCAACGCGGCCATAGCGGCGGGCGTTCTGCTCACGATCTTGGGCGGCAAAGCCCAGCCGCAGGAACGCTACCGCTGCCAGAACCAGGCACAGGGCCGTGACGAACTGGTTGTCAGAGATAGAGCTGCCCAGCTGTGCACCGCCCTCGATGCTCATGCCGTACAGCAGACTTACGGCACCGCTGGCAGCAGCCAGCCAGTACCAGACGCGGGATTTGATTTTCATGCGGTCTTTTCCTCCTTTGCGATTGCCGGGAAGAAATACTCCCCGATTTTTTCTTGCGGAATGTGCAGTGCTCTGCAGATGATAACGATCTCGTCACTCCTCCAAGGTTGTGTCCCCTTGAGCCGTGCGGTCATCGTGTTGGAGCTTACCCCAATCAGGGCCGCAAGTGCGCCCTGGTTGAGATCCTGGTCTTCTGCCAGACGACTGATTTTGAGATAAGGCTTCTTCATGGTGATTCACCTCCTTGTTGTGGTTGCATCCCTTCTGCGGTATAATCGAGCAGGAAAGGGGGTGATAAAATGATTTTTGAGAGCTTTTTAGAGATGCAAGGTTTGAATATGCAAATTGAGCGAAACGGTGAGATCGTTGCGACTGTTCCGGGTCTGCCAAATCGGGAAAAAGCAACGAATCGCCGGTATATTGGGTTTCGCCCGGGGACCGATATCAAAATAGATGATGTTGTTATCAATCCGGCAAAGGAACGGCTTTATATCACAGAAACACAGGCATCGTACTTCCAAAAGGAACAGGAGCAAATAAAAGCGTTCTATATGACCGAGGTCGAGAAAAAACGGAAAGAAACGGAACAACACCAGAGCACTATTTACAATATCGGCACAGCGTATGGCTCTGTAATTGGAACAGCCAACACAGCAACCATCAACTATCAGACGAGCTTTCGTGAACTGCGTGATCGGGCAGAGGCTGAAAATGCGCCAGATAAGGAGCAAGTCCAGAAGCTGATCGACCTTGTTGAAATGATTGTGAATGAGCAAATTCCTCCACAGCGGGGGCTGCTGTCCAAGTTTTCGGAAACGATGGAACGGCATTCATGGGTTACAAGTGCGGTTGCCTCTGCACTTGTATCGTGGTTGACACAACTTCCGCATTGACCTCAATGCTCAAATTCAGCAACGCTTTCCCGTTGCTGGATTGAGCGAACGAGTAGGCTTTCACGTTCTGGATAACCGTTTCATCTATTTGGCAGAGAATACGGTCGTCCAGCTGTGAAAGCTGAATTTCCTGCGCCCGGCCTGCCGTCTCCAGCGGCTCGCCGGGCTTTTTGGTTTCCTTCATCTTCTTCACCTCCTTGTTGGATAGGGTGATGTCGTTCATGTGGGTTGACTTCCTTTGGAATGTAACTTGTTAAGTTACTTAGTGGCCAAAAAATACGGCCTGCGGATTGTCGATGCTCAAAAGCTCTACAATCTTCGAGGCTTCATCGGTGCCAAAAACGCGCTTTTTGAGCTTGCGAGTTAAGGTCTGTTCCGAAATACCAAGCTCCCGAGCTAACATTTTTTGCGTATATCCCGCCTTTACCATGTAGGACTTGAGTAAATTGACATTTACCACTTTTTTCACCTCCAAACAACCTCGGTGTAACTTGTGAGGTCACGAGTATAATATCATCATATTTGTAACCTGTCAAGTTATTTTTGCGAATTTGATTAAAAATATTGTAAACCAACGGTTTATTTGATATACTATACTCATTGAAGGAGGTGCTCACAATGACTGTAGGCGATCGCATCCGGCAAGCCAGATTGGAGCAAGATGTAACTCAGCAGGAGCTTGCTGACTACATTGGTGTATCAAAGCAAGCTGTATATAAGTATGAGAATAACATTGTAACAAACATACCGACAGATAAAGTAGATGCAATTGCAAAACGGCTGAGAGTGTCTCCCGCCTACTTGATGGGCTGGGAGGAGCAGCCCGCCCCGGCCGCATCCAAAGAACCCACCATCCCGCCGGGGTTTGAGCCGATGCCAGCCATGGATGTGGTGCCGCTTGTAGGGCGGATCGCCTGCGGTACGCCCATCACAGCAGAAGAGAACATCGAGCAAATGGTGTGCGTGCCTTCCCGCTGGCACTCCACCTTTACACTAACCTGCAAGGGCGACAGCATGGAACCCCGCATCCACGATGGTGATCTGGTGGCGATTCGCAGCCAGCCAGAGGTGGAGAACGGCGAGATCGCTGCTGTGCGGATCGGGGAAGAGGCCACCCTGAAGCATGTCTATCTGCACGAGAACTTCATTGAACTGCGGCCGGAGAATCCGGCTTTCAGCAGCATCATCCTCAGCCGGGAGGATATGAACACCGTTGTCATTGAAGGCAAGGCCGTGGGGCTCTGCCGGGATATCTGATGTTGGAGGTACCGCATGGGCGTTTTTGGTTGGCTGAAAAAGGCTACAAAGGTAGTCGGAAAGATGGCAATGGATGCGGCGGAAGAGCCGTCCAGGTATTCTCCGAACCCCGAATGGATGGGCCAGATGGATTTGGTTGATTCTCGCATGAACGCTCAAATATTAGCACCGCAATTTCTTAAACAGGCTCAGGAAAGTGCTAAGATTCTTTCCTCTACCACAGAACCGTCGGTGTTCTTTATGCGGTATGATTTTTGTGTTGGCCGTTTAATACAGCTGGAAGATTGTAAAAAGTATGGCGTGAAAGTAACTACAACTTCCTCGTTGGAAAAATATCTGGATTTGACGTTTCGAGAAGAAGCCGTTAATGAAATTGTCCAGCGTACACAAGAAAAATACCGGGACAAAATAGAAAGTTTGAAATCGCCCAAAGCAAAGCAGAACTGGGCAATAAAATATCATCGGGCATTTGAACCATATCTGTCATATATGAGCGATAATGCTAAAACGAAGCTCGACGAGTGCAGCGCAGAATTATACGCGCTGACGGAAATATAAACAAACATAGGAGGTCTTTTGTATGAAAAAGAAAATAGTTTCAATGGCGTTGATGGTGGTACTTTGTTTTGTACTTGCAATGTCTGCATTTGCAGAGGGAGTGCAGTACAAAATAGGCGATTATGTGGCCTATTCAGGCCATACGGACTTCGGATATTATTTTACATACTCGGTTGAGAAAACAAATACAAACTATAAGTGCTTTTCCGTTGTGGAAAATGGGCAGCGTGTGTATGCGGCTGTAAAAGAAAGTCTATACGACTATTACAAGAACGTATTCAATGATCAGGACGTTACATTTAAGGGAGAAGTTCAACGGTTCGCCGATGATGGTGCACCTGTTATTATGGCAACTTGGAAAGTTGTAAATGAAGATGGAAAGGAAACTCTCATATCTCTGGATGAGGATATAGCACCAACTTTCTATAAAAAGGGAATGGCACCGGATTTTAAACTGTTTTATGATCTTTATAATGACGTAACGGTTTCAGTTGCTGAAGATGGTTCCTATATGACGATTGATAATAATCCGCTTAACATGAAAGGCGGCTCGATTATCTTTAATGAAACTGGCTTGGAGCATGTAAAACTGACCAACAAAGCACTTGGATTGCCAGAATGGCTTTATAAAGAAATGGCAAATACACGAGCAATTGATGGCCGCCAGAAGGAAAGCTTTGATGATGTGACAGTTACCTGGTCTTATCACCCGAATCAGGGCTTGGAGGTTATCTACCGTACGAACAACTGATTGTAAATAAAAAAAACTCCCCCGGTGCTGGAACACCGAAGGAGTTAAAAGAAGCGGCTCACCCAGAAGAGGGCATCGCACACTCGACACTGCGATTATACCTCTTTTGGGCGGGCTTGTCAAAGTGTACCCATGGAGGTGTATTTTTTATGGGACGAAGAACCAATACCGCCCAGTGGCTGCCGAACCAGAACCGTTGGCAGATCAAGGTGCAGAAGGACGGGGTGCGCAAGACGTTCACCAGCGCAAAGCCGGGTCGTACCGGCCAGCGGGAAGCAAATGCAAAAGCAGATGCCTGGCTGGATGAGGGCATTTGCAGCACCACCAAGCGCTGCTTGGAGGTCTGGAACGAGTATCTGATCTCGGTGCGGGCCACCGCCGGCACAAGCTATGCCCAGCAGGTGGAGAAGTTCGGACAGAACTACATCCTGCCAGTGGTGGGTGACCGCCGGATCGGTGACCTGAATACGGGAATGCTGCAGGATGTGCTGAATCGGGCATACAAGGAAGGCAGCATGAAACCGCAGGCCACTCGAAAGAGCAGGGGAAACCTCTCGAGGAAAACATTGCAGGGAATCCGAGCGGTTGAAGTCAGCTTTGTGAAATGGGCAAGGCAGCACAAATACACCGCCCTGCGGCCAGAGGACGAGAGGCTCACGGTACCCAGGGGAGCACGTCCAAAGGGCCGAAAGATCCTTCAGCCGGACGCGCTGCGGGTTCTGCTTTCTGTAGATACACGCGTCGTCCGTGGCAAGGTTGAACAGGATGCCAATATCCATGCATACCGCTTTGCGGTCCTGACCGGCCTACGCCCCGGGGAGCTGCTGGGGCTGCGCGTGGGCGACATGGAGGGCAACCGGCTGCATCTTGCCCGGGCCATCAATACCTTTGATGAGGAAACACACGGCAAGAACGAAAACGCTATCCGCACGGTGGTCCTGCATCCGCTGGCGGCTGCGGAACTCCACGCTCAGCTGCAGCAGCGGGCCTTTGAAGAGGAGCGGCCTCTTCGGGGGGATGATCCAATCTTCCTGTTGGAGAATGAGCACAGCCTCTATAACTACTGGCAGTTCTACCAGCGCAGCAACGGCATTGACCCGCCGGTCAGCCTGTATGAGCTGCGGCACACCTTTGTGAGCATCATCGAGGATGCCGTGTCCCCGGCAGAACTGCGCCGCATGGTAGGGCACAGCAAAAGTATGGATACTTACGGTTGGTACAGCCATGCTGTTGACGGCAGGGCTGACACGGCAGCAATGGCCGTTTCAGATGCTCTGGCAGAGTATTCTCCGCGTGCAAAATAACCCACTTTGTAACCCGTTTTTGTTCCTAAATGGTTGTGATAGCCGATAATTGATTTTTGGTGAAATTCAAAAAAATGCGCATGAATCCATCACAATTTCAAAGCGCATCCAGCGAATTGTGATAGTTGAGCTTGTTCGAATCCACCCGCGCCCACCAAACAAGAAAAATCCGAACCTATTTCCGATTGGAGAAGGGTTCGGATTTTTCGTTTTCTTCGGGTACAACAACGAAGGCTCCCGTGGACGGCGCAAAACCCCGATACCTTGTCATAGACCGTAAGACAATCACAAGATTTGGAGGGTATGATTATGAAGTACGATGAAAGAGCCTGCAAGTTTAATATAGACACTGGCTGCGTGGAGCTGCTGCTCCGGGACGGGAGAAAAATCTCCATTGACTGCACCGGGGTCGAGGATGCACTGAATGTGACTATGGCACAGCAGACGGAATTGGACTACCTGATCTACAATGACCCGCTGAGCTATGCCGATTTGATTCTGAACGGTGACCCAGAGGAATATTTGAAAAATGCAGCCGGGAGCCATGGGTTAGAAGATTAAGGGCAAAAAAATAAGAGGTGTGCCCAACTGGACACACCTCGGTGAGATACATCTATATAAGGCAGGGCGTTCCCTTTACTGG